CGCAGAAGCCCGACGACAGGACCACGTACACGAAGCGCACCGTGTCCCTGTTCGTTTCTGACGCCCTGGAGAACGAGATCACCGTCGGCGGCGGCAAGGCCCAGGTCGCCCCCACGATCACGTCGATCGACCCGTCTGGGAGGAAGGCCGGCGACACCGTCCTGATCTCCGGTACCGACTTCGTTGGCGTCACCGGCGTCACCTGCACGGTGGCCGGGAAGACCGTCCCGGTCGCTTCCTACCGGGTGCTGTCCAAGACCGCTATCAGCGCGGTCCTGCCCGTCGGCATTCAGACCGGCAACTTCATTGTCACGAACGCGGTCGGCTCGTCCCCCGGGAAGTCCTACACGGCTGGCTCCTGACCCGCCGCCGCCCTGTACACTGGGCCTGTTGCCCCCGCTGCCATGTGCGGTCTCTGGCGGCGGGGGCAACACCGCACATAGACCGCTTGGGACCGCAGACGGGGGACGCCAATGAGCGACCGTGTTGATGTCGACGCCGACAACTTCGAGGACCGCACCGACGGCGCGGACGCGCCGGAGAAGTTCGATTTCGCCGCGTGGATGGCCGGGTTCCAGCCGACCAGGAAGTCATGCATGCTGTACGGGCGCACTGACCTGCTCGCTGTGATCGACCGTCTGGACGAGGAGGCCCGCCTGCCCGGCCTGTCCGACGAGCGCAAGAAGGAGCTTCTCGACAAGGCCAACGCGACGCTCGCCGAGCTGAAGAACTCGGCGGTGGAGTTCGTTGTGCAGACGATGTCCGTGTACGCGCAGAAGGAACTCATGGAGTCGCTCGGCCACCGCACGAAGGATGACCCTGTCACCCATGAGATGGAGTGCGCGTTTATTGCCGCGCACATCGTGGAGCCGACCGGTGTGACCGGCGAGGATATTGCCGGCCTGTACCAGGCGTCACCGCAGCAGGTCGAGAAGCTGTCCCGCTGCATTCGCGCCGTCGACACGGAGAGTCCGACTATCACTGCCCCTTTCTCGTCCAGGTCCTGACCGCCCCGACCGGGGCCTGGCTGCGGTCCATGGTGAAAGCTGCCATGGGCTGGGGGCGCCCTCCGACGGGGATTCTGCGCCGGTCTAGCGAGTGGTTGGCCCAGGACTACGACCTGGCGAACGCCTATTCCCTGTACGAGTCATCCCTGTGCCCGTGCGGATGCGGCTACCCACGCGATGTGGCCTGGGACGAATTCATGGATGGCTGGTTCGAAGCCCGCGAGGTGGTCTGCTACGCGAAAGCCGCCCGCGAACGGTGGGAGAAGGACCACTCCGAGCGGAACAGGCATGGCGACCTGATCTCACCGCCGAAAGAAGGATCGCTCCTGTACGTCGCGGACGCCAAGGTAGAATTCGAACAGGAGTGAGGAGAGTCTTGTGGCTGATAGAACCGTAGTTGTCAAGCTGACCGCCGACGCGTCCGGGGTAAAGGCTGGCATGCAGGAGGCGTCGTCTGCGACAAAAGGTGCCGCAGATGCGATGTCGCAGGCCGGCCAGGCCGCGCAGGGCGCAGGCGACCAGATGGGCAATGCCGGCGAGCGAGGCAAGTCCGGACTCGCCGGCCTTGCTGACTCTGCGCGGCAGAACGGGGCGGCCTGGACTACGGTAGGTACGGCGGTCGCAGGCGTCGGGGCGGGCCTGCTCGGGTTCGCGGGCATGGCCGGGAAGATGTCCGCTGACTTCGACGCGTCCATGTCGTCCGTGCAGGCCGCCACCCACTCCTCCGCGGATGAGATGTCCCAGCTGCGCGAGGCTGCGATCCAAGCCGGCGCCGACACTGCGTTCTCCGCGACTGAGGCGGCCTCTGGCATTGAGGAGCTAGCCAAAGCCGGCGTGTCCACAAAAGACATTCTCGCGGGAGGTCTTGCGGGTGCGCTCGACTTGGCTGCCGCGGGCGAGATTAGCGTGTCCGAGGCGGCCGAGACTGCAGCGACCGCGATGGTGCAGTTCAACCTGTCCGGCGATAAAGTGACCCACGTTGCCGACCTGCTGGCCGCCGGCGCCGGCAAGGCGCAGGGTGGGGTGCACGACATGGCGTACGCCCTGAAACAGTCCGGTCTCGTCGCGTCTCAGGCCGGCCTGAGCATCGAAGAGACGACGGGGTCGATCGCCGCGTTCGCGTCCGCCGGCCTGATCGGCCAGGACGCCGGCACGAGCTTCAAGACGATGCTGCAGCGCCTGGAGAACCCCTCCAAGGGCGCGAAGAACGCAATGGACGACTTGGGCATCCATATTTACGACGCCCAGGGCCACTTTATTGGGATCACCGCCGTTGCGGAGCAGTTGCGTAACGGCATGAAGGACCTCGGCGAAGAGGAGCGCAACACGGCGATGTCGACCATCTTCGGGTCGGACGCCATCCGTGCTGCGAACGTCCTCTACAACGAAGGCGGCGAAGGTATCCAAGGGTGGATCGACAAAGTTAACGACGCCGGGTATGCCGCTGAAACTGCGCGCCTGAAGCAGGACAACTTGAAGGGCGACATAGAGAAGCTAGGCGGCTCCTGGGAAACAGCCATGATCAAGATCGGGTCTTCCTCTCAGGCTCCCGTGCGTTCTGTTGTTCAGCACATCACGTCCCTGGTCGACAAACTTGGCGAGCTCGGCAGCGGCACGCAGTCTATGATTTTCAACTTCGCTGCGTTCGGCGGTGCGGCCCTGACTGCGGTGGGCGGCCTCATGGTGATGGCGCCGAAGATCGTTGAGATCAAAGACGCCATGAACACTCTGAACTGGACGGCCGCCGGCTTGAAGGGGAAGCTCGGCGAGGTCGCCACCGGCATGACCGGTTTCGGTCGGGCGGGGCGAATGATGATCACTGCCGCCCTGATTGAAGGCGTAAAGCATTACGGCGACGAGGTGCGCCGCACTGGCGTGTCTGTGGATGAGATGTCGTCGGCGCTCTCCCATGGCGGCTCCGTCCTGAATAACCTGGACTTCGACCGGGGTAAGTACTCGCTGCAGGAGTACTCGCAGGCTCTGGCGGACATCAGCCGTCCCTCCGTGTGGTCGTCCGTGCAGCAGCACCTGGCCAGCTTCGCCGATGGTGTCGCCGGCGCCTTCGGGGCGGACACCCGGTCCGACCTGCAACGCACGAAAGACGCCCTGGAGACGACGGGCAAGGCCCTGTCTGGCATGTCCACGGACGAGGCTGTCGCACAGTTCAAGAAGCTGTCGTCGGAGATGACGAACGGCACGAATAAAAGCATGATCGACCTGATCAACTCCATGCCTGATTTCAAGGCGCACTTGAACGAAGTCGCGAAGCAGATGGGACTGACCGCGGACGACAATACTCGTCTCGCTATCGCGTTGGGGCAGATCGACCCGAACGCGCAGGCGGCGGCAGGCGGCACGTCGCAGTTGGATGCCGCCATCCGCAAGGCTAAGGAAGGCACCGACCAGATCGTCCCGTCCATTGAGGAAGTCATCAAGGGCATCAAGACGTACGGCGACACAGTGATCGCTAACAGCAACGCCGACATCAAATTCCAGGAAGCGCTGAAGAACGTCAACGACGCCGTCAAGGAGAACGGCGCCACGCTGGACATCACCACGGAAAAGGGCAGGAAGAATCAGTCTGCCCTGAATGATCTGGCGTCTGCCACGTTCGCGCAGGTCCAGGCCGCGCAGGCTGCCGGCGCCGGCCAGGACGAACTGCAGTCCAAGATGCAGACCGGTCGGGATGCATTCATTGCGGCGGCGGAGTCTATGGGGCTCACGGAAGATGAGGCGGTCGAGCTTGCCGATAAGTACGGGCTGATCCCCGAGAAGATCAACACCGAGGTCACCGCCGACACGTCGCAGGCTACCGAGGCCGCTAACGGCGCGACCGCTGAGATTGACGGCATGACGGGGACCATCAGTATTTCCGGTGACGCCGCGCAGGCGGACTATACGCTGACCGTGACGGCCGACTCTATTAATGGCACGACTGGTGTGGTTGAGATCGACGCTGACAATGATCAGGGACTGGCTGGCCTGCAAGAGACTGTACAGACGATCGACAACAGTGACGGCACCGTGTCTATCCTTGGTGACGCCACCGGTGCCCGGTGGGAGAAAGACTCCGTCCACACTGAGATTGACAACACCACCGGCACGGTCACCATTAGCGGTAACGACCAGGCGTCCGGGAAAGTGCGCACGGTCAAGTACAACATTGATCAGCTCCACGACAAGGAGATCAGCATTACCACACGGATCAAGCAGATCTTCACGTCTGTCGGTCACTGGATCGGCGACCATGTGCCGAAAGGTTCCTGGCTGCGGTCCGAGGGCGGCCCGATCACCCCGATCCAGGGGTACGCGAACGCTGGTGCCGTACACGGCCCGGGAGGTCCGAAAGACGATTGGATCCCCGCGTGGCTGTCGAACGGCGAGCATGTCCTCACGGCCGCCGAGGTGGCCGCCGCCGGCGGCCAGGACGCTATCTACCGGCTCCGGAAGATGATCCGCGACGGCGACATCCGCAACTACATGGAAGCCCGCAGATTCTCCGCCGGCGGCGCACTGTCCGCGGTTTCACCCGCCATCAGCGGCAGCGGCGGCGGCATCTCCGTGAAACAACTCCGCCGCGCCATGGACGGCATGAACCTGGAACTCACAGTGGACGGGCAGACTACCCTGACCACCAGGATGAGGTCCGTCGCGGACGGGCGTATCGTCACCGCCAACAGGATGATGGGAAGATGATCACATGGCAACGATGAGAGCCTTCACCGCGCAGCACACAGGGATGTTGTCCGTGCAGCCCAACCCGTCGCCTGAGGGCTCCGCGGCGATACCCGTGTACGTGAAGTCCGACGACAACCGGGTGCTGATCTGGCACCCCACCGACTCGGAGTGCATCAGCGATCCGCTGGCGCCGATCGGCGAGGAAACCACGTACGCGCAGGCCGGCGCGGCGGACACGACCGCGACGCGCACGTCCGTCGGCGCGGACATCATCTCCGACGAGACCGGGCATGTTGCTGTTAAGGGGCATATTGTCGAAGCGAACGAGGAGTCGTTCTCCGCGGGTCTGACGACCCTGTCCACATCGGCGGGGACTCTCGACAGGTGGGGGCAGTCGGCCGAGCCGCTGTCGTACACGATCACCTACCGGACGAAAGGCCGCGCGGACTACGAGACGCTCCGTGCGCTCACGCAGCGTCCCGGCTACCTGATCGTCGCCCATGACGGTGACGCCTGCACCATCCCGTCGTGCACCGTCCGCCCGATCAGGGTGGTGGCCGTGCAGAAAGCAACCGCCCAGCAGACCGAGTCGCGCGCCGCCGGCGCTGTCCAGTGGGAGCTGTCCGTGACGGAACGCCCCGCGGAGATGGTCCGTCACACCGAGCAGTGGCTCGGCATGTACGGCACCAGGATGGGGTCGTGGGCGCCGTGCGTCACCTGGGGCGAGTGGCTGGACTGGGAGGCGAAGCTCGCGAACGGCGACGTGAAACGGGGCGGCTCTTACCTGTGGGGCGGTACCACGCACCCGGAGGACGACAAGCTCCTCGGCGACGACATTTCAGAGAACTGGTCGCCGCACGGCCGGCCGACCCGCAGAGGTGCCACCCGTACTGTCACGCCGGCGGCGGGCGCGGCCAGCTTCCGGCAGGTGCCGGTCGGTCACGCTGTGGAAGTGTCCGCGTACGTGCGGCGCACCGGTAGTGACCCTGACCTGTCGCACGTGTCGGTCGGCTTGTGGTTGTCGAACGGTCGCGCCTCCGACTCGACGAGGCGTTCGTTCGACCACCCGACCAGGCAGGTGCTCGGGAAGCCCGACGCGAACGGGTGGGTGCTCATGAAAGCGATAACCGTGATCCAAGCCGGCGCGGACTGGATCGCGCCATGCCTGCTGCTCGACGCCAGCCCGCCGCCGACGGTCGAGTTCGCCGAGGTTGGCATCGCGGACCTGTCAGCGTCGGACATTCCTGACATCACCTCTCGCACGTACAACGACGTGTGCCGGTACGTGGCGGGGATGCCGTCATGAGGCCGGGGCCTGGCTTGTACGACATGGCCCAGCCGGCACGGTGGCGCGTCCGCGTGGACGTCCGCTATGGCGGGAAGATTGAGTGGCGGGACCTCCCGGTCTACAACGTGCAGTTGGACTGGGGGAAGCTCGGCACGAAGACGGACTCGAACCCGTCAGCCCCCGCGCGCCTGACGTTGAACGCGCCCCGGCAGTTGGCGGCGAAGGACCCGACCGACCCGTTGGCGAACTACGGGCAGGAGCTGTGCCCTGTCCTGGAGATACGCCCCCGTGAAGGCGAGGGGTGGGACGTGCCGTTCGGGCATTTCCGGATCACGGACTCCCCGGCGAACCCGGAGGAGGCGACCGTGCAGGCGAAGGACATGCTCCTGGACCTAGAGGAGAACCCGCTGCCGTTCCCGCACTCGCCGTGGCTGGGCGGGACCTTGCTGTCGGAGATGCGCCGGCTGAACCCCGTCCCGGAGCACACGTACATTTGGGTCGACCCGAAGGTGCAGGGCGTGGCCCCGATGGCGTCGCTTCAGATGCCGCCGAACCGGCTGGCGTCTGTGATCATGTTGGCGGACTCGTGCGGCGCCGACGTGCGCATGGGGTACGGCGGGAAGATTGAGGCGTACGCCCGGCGGGAGAACTGGCAGGTGCCGGATGAGACGTACCCGCTGGCGTCCGGCCTGCTCGTGGACGCGCAGCGGACCGAGGATCCGGCCGGCAGGCTGCCGAACATGCTCGAGATCAACGCGAAGGGTGATGGCACGAAGTCGTACTCGCTGTCCGGGAACAAGTCGTGGTCGGATGCGATCAAACGGTCGGATCATGACACGGAGGTTGACGAGGCGTTGAACCTGCTGTGGGATCAGAAGTCTGAGGTGCCTGCGTGGGGGCAGAAGGATGAGCTGTACCAAAACGCGAAGGACACGGCCTGGCAGTGGAGGCGTCACCTGTGGCCGGGTTGGGAGCGGGAGGTTGACGACAAGGGGAAGACGACTGGCTGGAAGTCGAATTACACATACGACTTCCATATCGGGATGCAGTACTACGGCGCCCCGTACGACCCGAAGCACTACGGTCGGGTAACGAAAGTCACGGACCTGTCGTCAGACAAGTCGTGGTCGAAGATGGTGGAGCAGGCGAACGCGGACGCGTTCCATGCCCGCGACCGGCTTCCGTCGTGGAAGGTGGAGATGGCGTTCGACCCTCGCGTTGAGGTTGGTGACCTCCTCGCTTTTGAGATCAAGGAGGGCGAGTGGATTGCTATCATTGTCTCGAGCTACTCGTGTTCGCTGTCTGACGTGTCTCGCACGATGACGGTGATCGGACGGGAGGCTCGCCGCCACCTGTAAAGGAGGAGACCGCATGAGTGATAGCAGCCTGTACCTGGCGCTCCGTGAGGGCAGCCAGGCGTCCCAGCGTCGTGACACGACGATCCGTTGGGTGAAAGGGCGTGTGGTTGACACGTCAAAGACCGACCCGACCCTGCCGGCCGGCTGGGTGCGTGTTGGCATGCCGTACGACAAGCCGGAAACGTACGTGGCCGGTGAGACTCCCGGCTTGTACACGTGGCAGGGGGCCATGGTGACTGTCCGCCTGCACCCTGATGGCACCCTGCTGGCTATTACGGACGGTCAGGACGAGCCCGGCGACGAGCGTACCCAGGTCGAGCGGCTCGGCCCTGCCGGCAAGGAGATCGCGGACGCCATGAACGACGCGGCCGACGCGAAGAAAGCTGCCGCGGAAGTGAGGACTCGCGCCGACAACGCCGCGAATGACGCCGCCGCTGCGGCCAGGGACGCGCAGACAGCTCGTGCGAAGGCGGAGGCGGCCGCCGCGTCCGTTGGCACCGTGCAGGACTCTGTGAAAGGGTTGGACGGGCGTGTCGCTGCCGCCGACAAGGCCGCGAAGGATGCGGCCTCTGTGGCGGGCGCCGCAAAGACGGCCGCCCAGCAGGCCGCTGAGACAGCGAAGCGCGCCGAGGAGGCGATCAGGAACTCCGGCGACAACGCGAAGGCGGTGGCTCTCGCCGAGGAGGCGAAGTCGCTGGCACAGGCCGCGCAGGCCCTCGCTGGGCAGGCGAACACGAAAGCGCAGGACGCCGCCGCTGCCGCTGCGACGGCGACGCAGAAAGCTGCGGACGCGGACACGGCAGCGAAGAAAGCTGACGCTAACGCCACCGCCGTGAAAGCGACCGCGGACGGGGCGCAGGCCGCCGCGAAGCTTGCGCAGGCTGACGCGCAGAAAGCGCAGGCTGACTACTCGGCGCTGAAAGCGAAGCAGGACGCGTCTGCGGCTGACATCTCGGCCGCGAAGCAGAAGGCTGACGGGGCCGCCGCGGCCGCGCAGGGCGCAGCCGAGAAGGCCGACAAGGCTGCCGCGGATGCGTTGGGTGCCCGCAATGCTGCCGACCAGGCTTCCGCGAAAATGTCCTCCTTGGATGGGAAGGTGACGATCGCTGCCCGTGCCCCGCTGCCGGTGGACGGGCAGGGCAAGTCCGCTGGGTCGCTGTGGTGGGTGCAGGACGCCGCCGGGAAGCTCGGTCAGGCGTTCGTGTGGAACGGCACCGTGTGGCGGCTCAGCCAGGCCGGCACCAACTTCATCGGCGACAAGGCGATCGGTTCCGCGCAGATCGGCGACGCGGCGATCGGTTCCGCGCAGATCGCTGACGCTTCTATCACTGACGCGAAGATCGGCGGCTTGTCCGTGTCGAAGCTCATGGTGACTGGTGGGGCGAAGATGCCGCAGGCTGTGATCGATGTGATCACGTCTGATTCCGCGTTCCTTGGGGCAGTTGCTGCGCATTCTGTGTCGGTGGACCCGGAGAACATGGTGCGGGAGCCGTTGTTCGCGTCATCGCCGTCGTCCGTGTGGACGGTGTCGGACGTGAATGCGGTGACGTTGGCGGCTACTGTGTCCGCCGCGCCGGGTGCGCTGGTGACGGGGGTCCGGTTCGTTAACGCCGCCGACGCGAAGGCGTGGGCGCAGGCGACGCAGAAGATCACGTTCCCCGCGGGGAGGCGTTGGGTACTGCGGATGACGTACCGGTACAACTCTGGCAACTCGGGGACGCTGGTGGCGACAGCGTCGGCGAAGGAAATTTGCCGGCCTGTGTACAAGGTCAACGATTATGGTTGGCGGACTGAGGAGTGGTCCTGGACGCCGGACGCTGGTGTCACGTCGACCATGTTCCAGTTGTCAGCTACGGCGGGCTGCCGCGCCGAGGTGGCGTTCGTGTCGTTGACGGAGGCTGTGGGAGCTACGAGGCTCGCCCCGGGCAGTGTCACGTCGGATGCGATCTACGCGTCCAAGGAGCTGTGGGCGAAGCTCGCCGCGTTCGCTAGTGTCACCACGGACATGCTGACCGCCGGTAAGGCGACCATTACTGGCACGGCGGTTGTTGGGGACTTGAAGGGTAACCGTATTCAAGGGTCGAAAATTGTCGGGTCGTCCATCTACACATACCTCGACTCGGCTGCCTCAATCAACGCGAAGAAGCCGGGGTACAAGGCCGTTGATGCTGACGACGGGGAGTGGGTCGAAGAAATGCAAGACCTCCGGCGGGTGTGGACGAACAAGTACAGCGATCTGGACTCGTCGGCCTCCATCTCTATCTCTTCCGCCAAGCCTGGTGAGATGCGCGGGACCTTTTCCTCTTCTCAGGACTTCTCGTACGGCGCCTGCTGGGAGATTGATGTCACCCTCCCGTCGGGGAACGTGTTCGACCCGTACGTATACTTCTATACCTCTCACGTCGGGGGGAACGGCAAGGATTACGCCACAGAGATTGAGATACACCTTCTGCGGGATGGGATGATCCTGTCCCGCAACCGTACGCTCACGGGCTGGCAGCGTCTGGCCCTGAAGACTTGGCTTGCTTCCGATCAGGGGACGCGCCAGTATTTCATTCGCGTCTACCCGCTTTACTCGCCGACGAACATGCGCCTGGCTGAGTTGTCGGTGAACTATCGGCGCGACTATGACACGACGAACGTGCGTCTGCGCGGCGACTCACTGAGGCTGATCGACCAGAGCGAAAATGCCGGCTTCAATATGAACAACCGCGAAATCGTGTCTTGGCGCGGCAATATGCTCGGCCAGGGGCGGCCCCTGGAGACGCTGGCGCTTCCCCCGCACTTCATCGGGGCGATATCGAAGTATGACCGGATCCTGACGTGGAACAACTTCTGGTGGGAGCCTGACAAGCTGGAAAACGCCAAGCAATGGGATGAGTATGACGCCGCCTGGGTGGGCGTCGAGCCTGTGCATGGCATCCCGTATGTCACCTACCCTGGCTTGTACTGGGTTGCCGTGCAGGCTGAGGTGAAAAACACCTATCCTCAGTGGATCACGTTCCAGCTGTCCATGCACCCGTCGAAAAACTGGAGCAAGGGCATTTCTTCTGCCGTTGCTCTGGAGCCAGGGGTTACCACGACGGTGTGTGCTGCCGGCATGCAACAGCTCCGCACGAACCAGCGGCTGCCGTGGAGGATGGAGATCAAGACCCCTGGGGACAATCCGGGCACCTACTGGCTGAATGTCACCAGGTTCCGGATGTCCGCTATGTTCGTTGCTAGATGAGTAGGATGAGACTATGAGTGCTACCCGTTGGGACGGGGCGAAGGTCCCGACCGCTTCTGATCCGATTCTGTCCGCGTGGGGCGACTACGCGGACAGTGTGGGCACGTTCATTCGGTGCGCGTCGCAGGCGGAAGCGCAGGGCCGCCTGTCGCAGGCGCCCGCCGGCGTTGTGTCGACCGCGCACCCGGCCATGTTCCTGATCGCCGGCGTCCTGTACTCGGCGGACGGGACTAGGTCCGGCAATCAGTACGTGCTGCAGCCGGTGGCTGGCTTCTGCGACGTACTGGTCGACAAGACTGACGCGTCCAATGGGCGCGGCCGGCCGACGTCTGACCACACGACACGCAGGTGGGCGGAGACCAGCTTCAGCCTGCCGATCCGCAGCCTCCTGGAGTTCAGTCTGGACGTGTGCGTCAGCATCGTCCACTCTGATTTCGCGTCCGAGGCCGACAAAGACAAGGCGAACGGCAGCTACTACTTCGGGTTCATCCTGGACAATGCGGGCTTGTGGCAGACGGAGGTCCAGTACAACCGAACGTTCATGACTCACCACTTGTCGTGGAAGCAGGAGGTGCCTGCTGGCACGCACACGGCTGCGTACTCGACGTGCGGGTCGTACGGGACTGACCCGTTCTGGCACTACGACGGCGGCGTGTACCCGGGCACCCGGTTCCGGGTGATCAGCCTCGGCGCTGCCCGCTGATCGCGGCCCTGTTACCTGCCGTACTCGTGAGATCATGGGTGCGGCAGGTAACTACTACCCGACTAAGGGGTGTTTTGTATGGCCACTATGGGGCCGACGGAGGAGAGGAAGCGGCGCACTGAGGCGCTGCGAGGCTGCGTGATCGCGTCCGCGAACGGGGCGCCGGACGGGAAGCTGTGGGTGCAGCGCGCCCGACAGCTGGGAGTCACCCACATGCGTATCACGGACCTGTTCGGGGACGGCACCGCGCAGGCGTTGAACAACGGCGGGGACAAACTCGGCGAGCTGGACTCGAAGGTGCGGTGGGCTCGCGACGCGAACATCAGGTTCTGGCTGGACTTGTCCTACGTCCGGAACCTATTCATCAAGGAGAAGGTGAACCCGTACTACAAGACGTGGCAGGAGTGGCTGCCGTACTTCCGCGAGGTCCTGTGGCGGGATTTCCCTGACGCGTCTGTCACCTACCAGGACTACCCGACGGTGGATTGTGTCGCCTTGGCCGGGGAGCCGATGGTGCTGTGGGGCGACGATAATCCGGCGCAGCAGGCCGGGTCCGCGGACCAGTACGTGTGGTCGCTGTTGCAGCAGGTGGAGGCGGTGCGCCGTCTCGGCTACGACGGCCCCATCGCCGCCGGGGGGTTCATTCACTTGGGCGCCGACGGACGCGGCCGGGACGCGCACGGCGACCTGTTCGACCAGGTGGCGCGCATGCCTGAGGTGGACGTGTTCACCGCCCACGGGTATGAGAGCCCGACCGGTGAGGCGTTCCGCAACCTCGCTCGGATCGCCACGCAGGCGGGGAAGCCGTTCATCTTGGAGGAGGTCGGCTTCAACGACAGTACTGATAGCGCGAAGGCTGCGAAGCTGACTGCGTTCGCGCAGGTGGCGGAGCTGTCCGGCCTGAACGGTGTCGGGTTGTGGAACATCGGGCAGTACGGTGATTTCGATGTGCGCCCAGACACGGGCCCGGAGTCGGCGGCGGCGTGGCTGCGGGTGGTGGACGCGGTGGACGCCCGACGGCCTGCCGGGTCGGGTGGGGCCTCCCCCTTGCCCGCACCGGAGTGGACGGCGTTCTCCGGCGACATGACCCCCAGTGACACGTTCATCGCGGCCTTGAATGGGCATGCTCTCTGCGTGGGCCCCCGGTCCGAGTGGGGGACGGTGACGTTGCCGAATGTCGGGCAGAAGCGTGTCGCGACTATCCCGCCTGCCGTGCTGGGCGACGCGAAACCGCAGCGCACCAGCTACCCGCTCCTGAAGACGGACGGGTCGTCGGACGGGGCGACCGTCGAGGTATGGCCGAACAAGACGGTGATCGCGAACCTTCCCGCGGGAGGTGGCGGGAAGCGGGTCATGCCGATGATGTACGCCCCGTTGGCGTGAGTGTCGTCGCCCTGCTGGCGGCCCATACTGGCCTCATGCATGACCTTGACCTCCCTCCGTTTCCCGCTGAGCTGTTCGGTGCGGCAGTCGCCGCCGTGGCGTCGTGGGTCGGGTGGTTGTTCGCGAGGGCGGAGAGGACGTCCGACCGCCGGGTCGAAGCCCTGGAGCGGATGGCTGACTCGTTGAACAAGCGGGTGGAGACGTTGGAGCGGTCCAGGGATGCCGCTGAGGCGGCGCGCGACCTCGCGGAGGAGGAGGCGCACCGCCTCAGGGTGCAGGTGTTCAAGTTGGAGGAGTATGCGGCCGCGCTGATCCGGTGGGGGGTTTCGTTGATCCGGCTGCTCGCCCCGGAGGATCGTCCGCCGTCGCCGCCGTCAGCTCCAGCCGGTTTCGAGGATGTGGGCGATCTGGGTGGCGGCAGCATGCCGGCCGGTTCCTTTCCAGTGGACGCCGGCGGCGGTCACATGCTGGGTGATGCCGCACCTGGTGAGGGTCACTCGGGTTCCTGATGGGCGCCGGCCTCTGCAGATGACAGCTTCGCGGGGGCCGGTCGCTATTTTCAGCTTGGTCCGGTCGAGGCCGCACGCGTCGATGATGGTGAGGGCCTCTGAGATAACTCCTGCGGGGGTCATGTCAGTTCACCCCCAGCCACTGCCAGAGGGCCCAGGTAGCGGCGACGGAGCCGAGGGCGATGAGGCCGGCGGCGAGCCCGGCAATGGCGTAGGCGATGCCGGCGAAGATGAGCTGGCCGGCCCGGTTGAGCTTCCGGTCGGTGGTGGCGGGTGCTGCGTGACGCATTAGGGGAGTTCCTTTCCTTTCAGTTGGTGCGGACGATGACGATGGAGCCGGCTGGGGCGGTGGCGTAGGAGCCTTTCTGGGTGCCCGCGTGGCCGCCTCGGAGGGTGAGGGTCCGGTAGCCGGGGCGGCCGGGGGTGGGTCGGTTGGACTCGACTCTCCAGGTGCTGCCTTCTCGGATGATGAGGCTGCCGGCGGAGACGTCCGCGATGGGGGTGGGTTTGGTCGGCTGGTGGGGGTACATCATTCGGTGTTCCTTTCCGGGGTCGTAGGAGGCCGTGCAGCGGCCGTTCAGTTGTTGTCCTTGGTGGTTGCCCGGACGGCTTCCTCGAGGGTGTTGTAGAGGCCGCTGAGCGTGTTTGAGCGGCCGTAGGGGATGCGGGCCGGACGGCCGCCGCGGGGGTGGATGGTGACCCACCCGTCTTCGACGATGACCTTGGTGCCGGCGGGCAGCTCCTGGTCGGCGATGACGTTCCATGCGGCGATCCGGGCGATGGTGGCTGCGTTCGTTGGTGGCTCCTTTCGGGGCCCGGGGGGCTCCCCGGGGTTCGGGGCTGGTCAGAGGGCGTTGATGGCGTCCGTGTCGAGGCGGCCCATGGTGGTCAGCCAGGCGCAGAGGTCGCTGTGGAGGGCGCCGTTGGGGGAGCCGTCGTAGGGGAGGCCCCACTGGTCGACGTCCTGGAAGGCCCGCTCGTCCCCGATGGCGAGGGTCCACCGGGTGAGGTTGTTGCCGGCCGCGTCGATGCGGGGGGTGGCGTTCAGCTGGGCGGTGGTGTTCATGTCCGTTTCCTTTCTGTTGGTTGACTAGTCGGACGTGAGCGATGCTTCTACTGTGAAGGGGTGGACGTCAACCCCCTCGCCGGTTAGGTCTGTCACATGGGGGTTGGGGTGGTTGGAATTGCAGGGAAAAGTCCGGTCTCCTCGGGCGCCGGGATGGCGGAGGAGGCCGGACTTCGGGACGCCGCGAGACCGCGCATTAAGAATACGACACCCCGTCAGGTGATTAATGGCATGCAGCCGTGACGGAAGTCATGACCAGAGGCGCCAGCCGGACGAGACGCCCGCACCTAGTTCGAACGTCAGCAGGGCCGGCGTAGACGAGTCACCGGAGGCGTTCTGGAACCAGCTGGAACCCGGATCCGCGGTCGGCGCGCAGATGATCTGCCGGCTGTCTCCGACCGTCTGCACGGAGAAGGAATGCCAGTGGCCATGCAGCAGCACCCTGGCGTGCTGCATGCCCGCAGAGCAGCCGAACGCCTGCCCTCGGAACCAGTCCGCGACCCGGTTCTTCGACCCGGCGGCATGCCCGTGGGTGACGCCCATGACCGTCCCGTCGGCGGCGCGCACGGTCAGTGACTCCAGCCGCCTCTCCGGCGTCTCGAACCGGACGTGCTCGTAGCCGGGACGGCCGGCGATGATCTCCCGGATGTTGTCGGCGATCAGGAGCCCGTAGTCGTCCCCGGGGAATGAGGCCCGGTTGGACCTGCCGATCCCGGTGCGGACCTGACAGTGGTTCGACGGGACTGCCACGTAGGTGACCTCCGGGGCGGCTGGCGCCAGGGCGCGGACCGTGTCGGCGAGCAGCGCCTGCGCCGTCCTGATCTGGTAGGTGAGCGGCATGTCGTTGGTCTGCGCCTGGCTGACCGTGTTGCTGAACCCCTCGGTGGAGTCGCCGCAGTCCACGAGGATGACTCTCCGGTACCGGCCGTTCACGTGGTCTGCGATCCGGGCGACAGCGGAACGGACCCGGCGGACGGTTTCCTCGGTGCCGCCCGCCCGGTCCGTCTTCCCGATCTGCAAGTCGGACACCACGATCACGATCGTCGACTGGCCCTTCACTTCGGCGGCCGGCGTGACAGGCTCCGCGAAGATCGGGGCGAGATCCTCGAACCGCTTCGCCTGCACCTCGCCGCGCTCGGCCACGCCAGGATCGTACGTGATCTTCTCGTACGATCCGTCAGCCAGGCGCACCGTCTTGCCGCGGGCCGTGATGGCTTCTACGGGCACGCCGAAGTACTCGTCGACACCTCCCCTGCCCATCTTGCTGCGACGCTTCAGGGCCTTCCTGTGCCTCCTGACGGCAGCCTCCGAGGTGCCGTACTCGTCGGCGATGGCCTGATTGGTGCGCCGCTGGTGCTGCGGCAGGCTGTCGTTCTTGAGGATCGCCTCGTCCAAAGGAGTCACCTGCCGGCCTCCTCCTTGTAGTTGTTGGCCCACTGGCGGAGCTTGAACATGTTGAACCCGGCCCAGTGGGCGACTGTGTCACCGGTGTTCTTGTCGACCACGTAGCAGACCGGTGCGGCCGTGTAGTTGTTCGCGGCGGCGATCGCCTGCGCGACGCTGTCGTTCTTGTACCTCGTTTCCAGGTAGGGGGTGCTGTTCTTGGTCAGGTACCGCTTCGAGGAGCGGCACTGCTGGCAGGACGGCTGGGACGCGATCATGATCTCAAATGAAGCCATTGGGTTGTTCTCTCTGTTTTATGAGGGTCTGCGTGCAGTGAGGCGGGTGGGGGTACTCCCGGACGGTTTCCCCCCACCCGCGGCGCCGGTCAGAACGGCGCGTTGAACGTGTTGGACGTGGTCGGTGCGAGCGCCTGCGCGCCGCCGGCCTTGTCGGACTTCTTGACGTAGCCGAGGAGCTTCGGGAACCGCACCTCGAGGGCGACTCCGGACTTGGCGCCGGACTCCCAGTTCCGGCGGACGAGCGTTCCGGCCACGGACAGCCGGTCGCCCTTGCGGAGGATGTCGCCGAGGTAGTTCTCCCGGTCGCCGAAGAACGTGACGTCGATGTACAGGGCGTCGCCGTCGTCTTCCCACTGCTTCGTGTCCCGGTTCTGGGCTCGCCTGGTGGCGGCCAGGGCGAGCTTCACCATTGGGGTGCCGGCCTGCGCGTACTTGATCTCCGGGTCCCTGGTGAGCGTCCCCGTAACGGTGATCTCAGCGGCCATTGGTGTTCCTCTCGTTGAACAGGTTGATGATGGTGACAAGGTCAGTGACGGTCATGGTCACCCACTGATCTTCGGGTTTGCTGTTGCCGTGTCTTTTGTGGACGACTATGCCGGCGGCGGCGCCGATGTTGCCGGCTTCAGTATGCGCCTCCCGCGTCCACTTGGGCAAGTCCATTCGGGTGACGTTTTTGCATTCGATGGCGATGCGTTTGCCGGCAAGGTGGACGCCGGTGATGTCTCCGGAGTCGTGCGCCCCGGTCTTGACTTGCCTGTCGACGTGAAGGTCGTACAGCCGGTCATTGAGATGGTCTGCGATGAGTCGTTCGAACCGGCTGCCGGCGGCTTTTGCGGATCTCAGGTTGCGTCCCATGCCTCGCACACCTCCTTCTCGGTCTGGTCGTAGATGGCGGTCAGCTGGCCTTGCAGGTATTCGCTCATCTCGGCGGTGTCTTCCTGCCGGGAGGCCAGGTAGGCGATCGCGTCGGTGAAGTGGGTCCATAGGGAGTCGAGGCCTGACTGCCAGGAGTCGCGGGTGGCGATGTTGTCGACGTGCCTGCGCGCGTACCAGCGGGCTTTCGCCATGTCCTCCCCGTACGAGGCTCCGTCCTTGGCGCCTGCGCGGAGCGCGTACTTCAGGACGTTGCCGATCAGGAACGTCTCCCGCTCGGTCAGGTAGATGACCTCGACGGGCCACCGAGTGTAATGGTCGGGGTGATTCACGTTGTCGCTCATGCGATCACCGCCATAGGGGAGCCGTCAGTGTCGGCACGGTACTGGTCCCAACCGCCGGCGTGCCCGGTCTTGACCGCTTTGACTATGAGCAGGCCGTCCGCCTGTTCGTAGCCGATACCGCCACCGGCCGTCACGGCGACGGGGGTGTTTTTGCCGTGACGGGAAGCGGCGTCCTGCAACTGTCCGATGAGGCGCCCGATGGTGAGGGTGCCGGCTTCCTGGGTGGCGTAGTCGCGGACCACGGCCCCGTAGCCAGTGGATCCGAATCCGCCGGCGGCGCGGTCAGTGTCGTCGTCCACGTTGCCGGCCTCGTACTCGACAGATGGAAGAGGAAGGACGATGAGCTGGCAGATGCGATCCCCGGCGGCGACAAGGACCGGCTCAGCGAGGGCGGTGGCAAGGATCTTCAGGTTGCCGCGATACCCGGAGTCGATAACCCCTACGCCGTTGGGGATCGTCAGTCCCTTCACTCCGGCGGACGACCGGAGGGTCAGCTGTCCGTAGTAGCCGTCCGGGATAGCGATCCTGACGCCGAGGTCGATCGCGTACACGGCGCCCGGGCGCACCAGGCAGCCCTGCCCTTCGGGGATGTACAGGTCCAGGCCGGCGTCCGTGTCGTGCGCTCTGGTCGGGTCCGGCACGTTCATTGTCTTCTGGATGGTGATCTTCATGAGAGTTCCTTTCTGTTCCATGGGGACCGGTCTCGGCCTCTCGTCAGGCCGTGCGGGGTGGCGTGGTAGTTGTCGATGTCGTCTTCGTTCCATGCGAGTGGGGAGTGCGCGCCGGAGTTGACCGCTGTCTTGTGGGCGATCTGCGCCCCGTAGTTCACGGGGGCTAGGTTGCATTGGTTGCGGGACCAGGCGCATGCGATGAGGAGTCGGTCCTCCCCGGACACGTACTCGCCCGCCCGGCCTTTCTGCACTGACTTCAGTTTCACGCCGGCCATGTCGGCGATCCTCTGCTCGGAGTGGCCGATCCACATGAGGGACAGGATCCGCCGCTGCACTCCGATCGGGGTGACGGTTCGGAGTTTCACTACTCCTCCTCCGGGGCCGGGTTAATGCCGGACTCCCACTTGTCGATGACGGCGGACAGGGAGTCCGGGTCGTCCATGCTGGCGCCGGCGTCCTGCGCCTGCTGCCATACCTCGTTCGCGTCCCGACCGGTCTCGTGGCAGTAGTCCATGAGGATGGTGCGGGTCATGTCTCGCTGTGTGCGGTCCGTCGGCTGCTGCGCGGGCTTCTGCGGGGCGTTCTGAGCGGGCACGGGCTCCAGCTCCTCCGGCGTGTAGACGGTGCCGGCAAGGGCGTCTGACGCGCCCTGACGGCACACCTCTGTGATGGCGCGGGCGCGGAGCATCTGCCGCGGGTACTGCTGCCACGGGCCGCGGCTGCCCCACAGGCCGGCGGCCTGCGCCTTGCCCTTGTCCCAGGTGACGGTGAATTCGTAGTCGGGGTCGTCGGCGCGGATCAGGGTCGCGGTCACGGAGTCGCCGTCTTCGCGGAGGCGCAGCCTATGACCGGCGCGGCGGACGACAGCGCCCATCAGGTCCGCGGACATCGTCATCTTGCCGCGGGCCACGACCATCGACTGCATCACCTGCGTGTACGGGACGCCCAGGGCGTCGCCGATGTCCATGGCCCACACGATGTCGGCGGGCTTACCCCGATACTCGGCGGGGATCAGCGAGGACTGGGCGACTATCTTCGCGTGCTCAATGCGGTCTGTCATAGGAGTGCTTCTTTCATCATTGTGCCGAGGAGTTGGTTGGCCACGTCCGCGGGGTGCGCGTCGCATTGGTACGGCATGTCCACGGTTGATCGGCCGGCGCGCATAGTGACTCCGGCCCGACCGACGTGGACGGTCATGAGGTCTCGGTCGCCCCAGTAAATGTGCAGGATTGCGGCTTCGTCATCGACCATGGGCTCTTCGATGAGACGGTCGGGCCCCGGGTGGCCGTGGAGGCAGACGTCGGCGATGAGCTTGGCCATGGCGACCCTGTCTGCGGCGCAGGCGTAGCGGCCGATCATGACCACTCCTCCCGTGCATCGTTGAGGGCGCGACGGATCGCGTTGTAGATGGATTCCTTGGGGCCGTTCGGGTCGCAGGCGTAGCGGCCGCCGGCGGCGTCGAGGGTGTACAGGCCGTCCTCGTCTACCCCGGCGATCATGTGTCCGCGCCCGGTGCGGGCCTCAATGTACGGGGACCCGTAAGTGGTGCGGCAGAAGGCGGCGTACTCGCCGACGGCGAGGTGGTTGCGGATCGCTTCGAGGAGCGGCACGAGGAGGCGGGCCTGAGACAGAGGTGACATTGGTGGTTCCTTTCAGCTGTGGCGGATGTTGACGGTCCGGGCGCGGCCGGTGGCCGGGTCGGTGTAGGTGACGCGCTTCCAGTCGGCCATCTCGGCCCGTTCGACGCGGCGCCCGTACCTGGCGGCTGCCGCTTTCGCGGACTTGGACCGGTTTCTCATTGCAGTGTTCTGGGGGATATTCATGGCAGTGGCAGGTTTCTCAGAATGTTCTCCGCGGCGGCTGCCGCATTCTTGTATTCGAATACTGGGGCCCGCGGGACGGGCTTATTGGAGGAGGCGACAACGACGTTCAGGTCGTTATTGATGAGTGCTATGCCGCGCCCTGGAATTACGATTGCGGACTTCCGAACGCCCTCTATCGCGGACCTTACGGTGACCGGCTTGGCTTCGGCGGGGAACCCGCGGCGACTGATTTCCTTCGCGATATCCAGGGACATCGTCCACGGGTTTCTCTTGTTGCGGCGGAACATCAGCCCTCCTCGGGGGGGAGGAGGCCGCCGACGATCCGGCCGGCGTCCCCGAAAGTGATCGGGTAGGAGATGTGGACGGCGACCTTCGCGGTGCAGACGGTGCTGCCGTCCTCGGCGATGGCCACGACCGCGGCGCCGGGGTAGCCGGCCCGGCCGACCTCGGTGGCTGACAGGTACACGGGGTGTTCCTTCCTGAAGTCGCAGGAGCGTTTCTGGGGGCCGTTCAGCGGGCGGCCGCTGCTCGGTACTGGGCCGGGGCCGTTCGGGCCGCAGCGGCGCGGAGAGAGGCCTTCCTGCGGTTGCTGGCCCGGGTGGCTCGGATGGCGACCGGCAGGCCGACGATGAGGCCGAGGACGACGACCATGGTGACGTGGCCGGTGACCAGGGCGAAGGCGGAGGCAAGGACCCAGACGATGTTGAGGGTGGCAACCCAGGCGATCAGGGCGGTGGCCGCCTGGCCGGTGTGCTGGGCGGTGGTGTTCATTTGGTTCCTCCTCGGTAGGGGTTGATTGACTTATCGGGACCAATCTATGGCGTGTCGACACGCCTGTCAACCCGCATCGCGGTGACTTCGGTCACGACCTGGGGGCGTGAGAGGGGGTGTCAAGGCGAGGCGACAGGGGGGTGTCAATACGAGACCCAAACCTTATCCAAGAGAATAAACACCCCCCTACCCCCCCGCGGCCGTCGGCACCGGCGGGCGCGCCGAGCCCGACACCGCCGGCGCCGGAGGCGGCAGACCTCGGACCCGGCGGCAACCAACCAGACAGCACCTGGTAGAGTTGACTCGTTGGTTGACAGCTGGCCTCTCGGTTTTGTGTTCCCCGGAGGCCAGCACGGGGCCCGGGTCGAGCCACGAAGCTCCCTGGGCCCCGGACCGACCAACAAGCCAGCCGAACACAACAACCAACACAGCACAGGAACAGACATGGAGTACTACAACACTCAGGTCATCGGAGCCATCAACATCCGCCCCTACTGGAAACGACACGACATCACCAGCGGGGACCTCGCCACCCTCACCGCTCTCTGTACCTGGTGGAACTGCGAGCACATCTACCCGTCATTGGCCGCCATCGAACAACGCTCAGGACAGTCACGAGCCACGACCGCACGGGCACTCAGGCACCTCACTGAACTCAACATCATCGAAATCCGCCGCACCCCGGGCAAGACCAACGAATACGCCATCCACCTCGACGCCCTCCTCAACCACGACGGCCTCGTAGCAGCAGGCGCCGCCAGCCACGACCGCACCCGCGAACAGCCGCGCACCCGCACACCACTCACCCCCGTCGCCGACCGAGTCACCGAAAACGACATCGCCCGCGCCCGAGCCAAACACGACAAGGCCGCAGCTGAAAAACAAGCGCAGAAGGCGCAGGAAGCCCAGGAACGAGCCGAATTCAACAAGGCCTACCCGGGCACCAAAGCCACAACCAGAGACTGGCAGAAAGCCAGACAGCACGCCACAGCCCAGGAAATCACCGACGGCGCACGCGCATACGCGGACCAATGCCGCCGACGGGAAACACCCGCCCGGTACATCCGCACCGCACGCCGCTGGCTCGAAGACCACGACTGGGAGAACTACCAGCCCCAGCAGCCGACCGACACCGACAGCCTCCTCGGCAACCCCCGCATCGACAACCCGGAACTCATCAACGCCGAAGCCACCCCCGAACTCATGGCCAACATCGCAGCCATGTGGAACAACACAACCAACAACTGACCTCGGAAAGGAACACGCAAATGGAAACCAGCACCATCGAACAGTGCCTCATCGGGTCCGCCCTCGCCGGCAACGAAGCGCAGACCGACACCACCTGGGCCACCACCCCAGACATGATCGCCAACACCAGATACGCCGTCCTCTGGGGAATCATCCGCGACCACTGGGCGATGGGCAGAGTCCCCACCCCCGCATCCGTCCTCGCTGAAGTCCGGAAGCCGGCCACCGGAGAAGACATCCTCGACTGCGTGCACGCCTCCCTCAACCCGGCCGACGCAGACCATTACGCCCGGCTCGTCCAAGAAGCCTCCGCCAAACGCGACGTCCACGACGTGCTCACCCGCGCCGAGCAGCTCCTCCGAGGAGACGCCACCGCAGCCGAGGTCGCCTCCTGGGCGCAATCCCACATCGGCGGCACCGCCCCCGACGGAGACACCATCTCCATGCCATCCCTCGTCGACCAGTGGTACGCGGCCAAGAAAGCAACCGGCGTCCGCACCCCCTGGACCGCCGTCAACGACATCGTCGGCATGCACCGCGACGGCGGCCTCCACGTCATCGGCGCCCGACCCGCAGTCGGCAAAACCCTCTACGGCCTGTACCTCGCAGCCGCCGCGTCGCGCAACGACCGTCCCGTCCTCTACGTGTCCATGGAAATGCCGGCCCGTGAACTCCTCCCCCGGCTCCTGTCCCAAGCCACGGGCATCGCACTGAAGTACACGACCAGGGAGGAACCGGCGCCCGCCGACATCGTCGACACCCTCAACCGGGCCGCAGCGCAGATCGCAGCCCTCCCCATCTACATCAGCGACAAAGCCGGCATGTCCATCGAACAGGTCTCCGCGCTCGCGCGCACCCTCCACCACAAGAAGAAGCTCGGCGCCGCCATCATCGACCACATGCAGCTCCTCGCCCCGTCCCGCGGCGTACCCGGCTCCTCGCTCAGGGAGATGGTCACCTACCAGTCGAGAGCCCTGAAAGAGCTGGCCCTCGAACTCGACGTCCCCGTGTTCGCCCTGTCGCAGCTGTCCCGCGCCTCCGAGATGAGAGACGACCTCGCACCGAAGCTCGCCGACCTCCGCGAGTCCGGCAGCATTGAGCAGGACGCCGACACCGTCACCCTGCTGTCCCTGCCCGTCCGCAACGGCGTGCCCGACCGGACGCGACTCGCCGTGTCCGTAGCGAAGAACCGGCACGGTGCGACAGGGGACGCCGAGCTCATCCGCCAGCCCGCCATGGCCGTCCTCGCAGAACCCACCCCACAAGGGCACTGACAGGCCCGCAGACGGACGAACCCCCCTCACCCGGTACTCGGATGCAGGGGGGTTCCCGTTAGGCCGGCAGCGTCGCTTGCACGGCCTCCGCGCACCCAGGTGGGATGGGTACCATGAGAACACCGACACCAACCGATAAGGAGGCCGCAATGACCCGCACCCTCTACGCCGTCGCACTCACCGCCGGCGTCCTCTCCGCCCTCCACGCCGCACTCCTCTGGTACGCCGGCTTCACCACCGGGGAACTCGACATCTCCACCAGCCTCCTCTGGACAGTCATCTCCGCCGTCTGCCTCGCCTCACTGCGCCCTATCCGCTGGGCCCGCAAGCACGGCAACCGCCCAGGCTTCCACCGACGCTGACACCCAGGATCCCCCGACGCCGACACTGCCGCCGGGGGATCCGTTCATCTCCAAGCCCTCACCGCACCACCCAACACAGACAGGGACCTTGTACCCAGGGGAAACCGGGCACCTCACCCCCGCGCCCGCGCCCCGTTGGGGCTATAACACCGAACAAGAGATATCTAGGCAGTAGATAGTAGGGGCCTGTGGATATGTGGATAACCCCCAACCACCCGCGGATAACCCAGGGACGCAGCGAACTACTCGCATGCACAACCACCTGTGGACAACTCAGGGGGTGCAGTGAATTACTTGTATGCACAACCACTTATCCACAGGTTATCCACAACCAACCCACAAGGATACCCACAGGGTTACCCACATGATCCAGCACACAGGGTAGGACTGGAGTCCCACCCCGGGGACGACCACCGAAAACCTCAACCACCCCAGACACCCCCCACCCAGAAAGGACCCACACACCACCACC